GTGTGTAACTTAATGTGTCCCAGCTTGTTTTTGTCTCTTTACCATGTTGTCCTATGAAGCCTTGACCCCTGTAGCACAAATCACGAACCATCATTCTATCAGTAACAGGACTGTCTGTAAATAACTTATGGATACCATCTTGTAATACAGCGTCCCGAAATTTACGATTATCATTAGCATAGCTTTTCTTTTCAGCAGTTTTTTCCATGCTATAGGACCATTTCTTATCATGCTGAATATTTGTATTGAAATAAGCTAGGCCTTTGGCAGCACTGAAGAACGGGCTAGCGCAATCAAATGTGATTAGTAATTTAGGATTGTGATATTTACGAATAGCCTTTTGAATATCACTGAATAAAACTGCATATTCTAAAATACTAGTACCCAAACAATGAATAAGGTCGTGTTTACCTTCTTCAAGCAGACCATCGTGAATAATATTCACCATACGCTTTAATGTAAGATGTATGTCAATTTTCGTCTGTCCGCCAAACGCCCATCCATTAAAATGATCCTTAGGATAGATTTTTGGGTCACAGTACTTCTTCATTTCATTGTACCAATCTTCAGATTGTTTGTGATTCAATCCTTGTAGTACATTGAGAAACTTACACTCACCTGTTCTATTGTTTATAAAGTATTCGTTATTGATATGCGTAGCCCGTACTGCTTCTTCAATCGTTGATATTCCATGTTTATCTAACAAATGCTTGTTACGCAGTGTTTGACTAGGTACATCTAAACACATACCATAATCCATGTATGTGTCCATCCATTTTAATACTTTCTGCCTTTGTACCATTGCTTTAGGGCAATTAGGGTCTTTCCAATCAGCAGGCCATTGACCTTTCATAATTTGGAAACCACCACTGTCACCTAATAAAAAAGTACCACGCTCACGCTTTCTTATAATACTTTCAGCATTATCGTTTACTTTAGTATCTAAGTTAGCATGACCTGCACTATATAATCCCCATTTGTATTTGAATAAACCTTGTTTGCTGTTAAGGAAATTCAAACATTCAACATCATTATTGAACCCTACAGGAATTCTAGCCTTATCAAAATACTGCTCTCCTTCACGCTGCTTACCAAGACCAGTTATGTAAAAGCTACTTATAGCAGGCAAAAACAACGCCCAGTCATTATTGTGTGATTGTGTTAAATTTGTATCTACCATTAGGTTAATTTTTATAAAAGGTTATATTATTAATCAATTCATAATCTTTGTCATATACTTTCTTTATAGTATCAACAAAATTAGGAATTAAACTTATCTGTTCCTTAATAGTTTTCATAATTTTATTCTTATAAGGATTGTGTTTAGTGGCGTTTCTTTTTGCTGTCCAATCTAACTTAAGTTGGTTAACTAAGTCTACCTGCCTAATAGGTAATTTTAATTCATTCATTAAATAGCTATTAAAACATTTATCTAATTCTTTTATATTAAGGAAAATAATGTTGTCTGTATCTAAATCTTGTAAAAAGTTTACTTGGGGTTCTGTATGGGGATCAAGTACAATTTTTTTTAAAAAGTAATTTAATAAGTCTGGGGTTAAAGATGTTTCATTATCAATAGGGAAATATCTTGCTATATATTCAACTATACCTGTTAACCATCTATCATATGGATCTCTTAGAACAGCCAAGTACTTCATGTTTTTTAAGGTTCTATAATATTCATAGTTTATAAAATTTAGATTGTCTCTAAACACATGAGTAAGATAAGTAGAAGCATTTTTTGGAATAGGTACATAACTAAAACCTGTATTACCTAAAACAATGCAACTACTTAATTGATGCCTAAACGAAGTTTTGTACAATTCTTTTGTAATAATCATTACACTGTTTCTTCAACTTTTACTTCTTCACGGAGCATATATGTAATTACTTGAATTTTTTCATCAATATTATTGCGTTGTTTTAACAAATCTTGTATAGTTGCGTTATCTTTATATTTTTCTTTAATATAATTTTCTTCTGCCCGTTTTGCTTTGGTCCATTCTAAGATTTCTTTAGTTTCCTTATCTAATTCTATCATAGTATGATTATTAGGTAATGTCAACCAATTATACCCATCAAATACTTCAAAGTTATAATTCTGTCCATTATACCTTATTGTTCCTACTGGTATGCTTGTACTTGGATATGAGTTCATATTAAAGTATGGATAACTACTTGTTCCACCTATTACAGTAACACCAGTTCCATTATTTATTGTTCTAATCATTTTTCATTGCCTCAATCATTGTATCTAAGCAATTATCAGGCATATAAAACTCATAGGTAGATGTATCTGTTAGCTTACCGTCTTTATATTGTTCTCTAATAAATTCATATACAGACCAGTTACTTGGACTTAAAAATTTGCTTTTATTAAGTTTTAAAACAAAGTCAGGTCTTGAATAAATGGTTGTTATCATTTTTGTTGTGCTGGTAGTAAGTAACGGTAATCAATAAGCCCACTATCCACTGTGATTTCACTAGCACCTTTGTCGCTAACACGGAAAACTTTATCACCTGGTAAGTCTAAGATAGCTCGGACTACTTTAACGGGCCATTTTAAAGGTTCTTTCAATGTTCCTTTAACACCTGAGTGGAAAACAAAGTTACCACTATGAGTTGAAGGGGCACCAAAATAGATTCTCAAATCATTCTTTTCAGTTCTAAAGACAAAATGACTTTCTTCGTTATTTGCGCTTTCTTGTTTGCGTAATTTTTGTACACTAGCTACACTTGGTACAAATTCAACATCCCAACTAACACCATTAAATTTTACATTCTTAACTTTTTCTTCTACGATAGCTTTTGCCATGAGCCTATAATCATTGATAAAGTCGCCTGCCTTACTTTCAAAGTGGATAGCAGCAGGAACCTGCACTCCATCTTTGTCCACCATTGTTGTATTAATCTTGGCATGTTCATCGTATTCATCAAAACCTAAAATAGTTTTAAGATTGTTAAGATTAGGCATGCCAAATACACCCATAAACTCAGGGTGAGGGCTTTTAAATACACCAGTTACAATTACTGATTTATCTTCGCTAATAGCAGAAATATGTGTTTCTTTATCTGTGCCTGTAATTTTAATTAATTCAATAACACCTAATCCATGTGTATGCTGAATAATGTCTAATAAATGATCCTTCATGTTTTTCCTTTTAAATATATATTTAGGTAGTGATAATGTGTAATATAGTGGATTTTATTGCTAATGTCAATAGCAATTTAACCAAATGAAAACAATTGGTCAAATGTAGAGTTTGTATCTGTACTATCTCTTAGATCCCAATTTAACACACCAAGTAAGTTTTCAATCTTCTCATCTACCAATGTTCTTTCCATTTCATTATCATCGAATGGTAACTCACAAAACCATTGTGGCAATCTTAGTTCATCAGTTGGATATGCAATACTAGTAAATCCTAAAGGATTTTGTTTGAGTTTACATACAATGACTTTCATACCATCTACGATTTTCATAGAATAATTATCGCTATTTACTTGTCTCAAGTAATTATAATTAAGTGCCGCTCTTACATGCCCTGGCATGTTAGCACGGCCCGTTTTACTAATCTTTTCAAGGTCATGATAATGTGTCAATTTGTTAACTGATTTAGGACTGCCCTTAGTCCAACTATCTTGGTTACCTAAATCAATCTTGAATGCCTTGACTCTATCAATAACATCTTGTCTAGTTTTACCAGCAAGAACCATAGTAAGTACATCCATTAAGAATTCTTGCACATACTTCGGGGTATCTGCTCTTTTTAAATCAAGACCCATTGCTTTAATATCACCCATTTTACCATTAACATCTTTACGCTTACCTTCTTTGTCATAGATATTAATAGCATAACGCTTTTTTGTAATGAATAAACTACGGTCTCCTACAAGTTCACGACCAGCTTTAATAATTTCACCATTTTTTCTAGGAGCATGAAAAGCACGCTCCATGAATGATGGAAAACTATCATTAGCTTGTTCTGCAATCATGTCATACAATTCTACACAAGATTCCTTGCTCCAAGTCAAATCTCCATTCGTTATTTGCGAATGGAGAATAGGATAAGCACTAAAGTAACAGCTATCTGTATCACCATAGACAATAGCAGGACCATCATGATTGTACTCGCCAGTCACTACTTCGTTGATTTTACTCATCATATGTCTAACAATTTGTCGACCACTTAATGTTACACTTTGTCCAATGCGTTTGTCATAGAAACGACAATGTTCATTGAGCAATGCACCATAAGCTGAATTAAGCAAAATCTTACGGACAAGCTGTCGTTTATCATAATACTCATACATGTCAGTACCATATGATTCTTTTGCTTGCTTTTGTATGCTTTTTCGTTCTGTATACCATCTTGTAAGTAGTCCTGGGATAACACCTTCGCTATCGTATCTAAAAATTGTGCCATTAGCACTCAATATATACGGATTATGACTGTCAAATATAAGTTTCCATATTTCAGCAGCACTCATTTCTACACTACGACCATCTTCGTAGTCAATCGTAAGCATAGTGCCACGCTCTTGGTTCATTACTGCTTCATACTCTAAACTACCAAACAATCCTTCCCAAAGAATAGCTCCAGTAACATCATCGTCACCCTCTTTATAATGTTTTTTCTCACGGGCTAATTTTGCACCCTTGTCTCGCATGTATTGATTTGTGAGAGTTTGCCTGACTTGTCCGACAATGGTTTCCGGGGCCATGTTAAGAGCGCGGATAGCTGACGGGTAGAGACTGTTGATATCGACTGCTCCGATCCATTCGTGTATGCCTTTTTTGGGCGTAGCAACATAGGCACCTGCCGCTTGTTGTCCATCTGATATACCTTCCTTTCGTTGTTTATCTGGTACGACTAAACCTCTAGCATGTGCTTCGTTCATAATTGCCATTTCAATCATTGCAACAGAGCCCATGACAGTTGGCAATAGCACAGTATTTTCATGTGCTAGTGCATTTGCTAAATCTAAAAACTTAAGTTTGTTATGAATTTTAACAAGCAACATAGTATCTTGACGGTTATATTCTAAAAACTTTTTAAAGTCTTTGTTATACAATTGGTCAAGTGTACCTTCATACTGTGTTTTGTTTTCACCAACTTCCATTTCACCAATGAAATCTAGTTTATAGCTATGGCGACTTTCATAATTATACTTCTTGTATAATTGTAAGTAGTCCATATGGATTCTACCAATTAGGTCATAAGTTGTTTCTTCTTTTCCGAACCTTTCGTAAGTCCTAGCTTTAGGCATTTGTCCCATTAAACAAAACTTGCGAGTATCATCCTTGCTCATAATCCGTGTAACACGGTTTACCATATATGGTATATCATATCCTTCTGAGTTCCAACCAGTTAATACATCAGCATCTTCTATAAGTTGAAAAAATGTTTCAAACATTTCTATTTCATTACGGAATAGTAATGTATTATCCAAGTCTTTAATTAAGTCATTTGCAGTTTCATCACTCATATTCTTAGGAGGTATACACAAAGTAATTAATGTGTCTTGCCAATCTAAGTACATACTTATTGCGGTGACTGGATTGAATGGATCGCTTGTTGGACTAAAACCTTTGTCGGGATCAAAGTCAACCTCAATGTCAAAAAAGCAAGTATGAAGTTTAGGTGGTTCACAACCTAAGTAGTTTTCACTAAGGCATCGAAAAACAATATTAATATCACTTTCGAACAACTTCTTACTGCTGTGAATCCTTTTTTCTTTCTCAAATTCAGACCTTTTCTTGCTATTAAATTTGCTTAGTGGATCACCATATATGCTACGGTGTTTACCTTTAGGATCGGTATAGTAGAAAATATAATTAGCATTATATTCTTTAAATAGACGCTCTCCATTTTGAGCCCGTTCTACTACAAAAATTTTATCTGTATCTCTATCGTGTAGTGCGTCAATGTACATGTGTTAGTTTATTATATATTTGTTCTGCGTATTTTTCATGTGTTTTGGTACCCGGATGATCTTGGTCTGAAGCAAAATCTAAAATTTTAAGATTGATTATAATCAAATTCAAGTCCTTAATGAATTGGGGACTTTTATGATAATCATTTCCATAACCTAAACCGTGCCCTATATTAACACCATAAACTGTTACTAGTTTTTGCTTTAAATACATATGAGCATGATGAATTGCGAACCAATTTTTATAACATATATTTACATCAATGTAATCATCTTTACCAAATATCTCATCTAAAATCATTCTCTTATGTTCGGAACTCTTTATAGTGTAAATTTTAAAATCTCCTTCATAATTTATGAATTTGACATTATTAAATCTTTCAAAATAGGTCCAACCTATTATAACTAAATCATCAGGAAAAAAATCAAACTTTAGTATTTCCAAAAGTATTTCTAAATTACTTGAGCCTGGAATTGCTTTATTTACTATACTTCTGTTTAATTTTTTTGCAATTAACGCAGGATATGAATAGTCGCTTGGTTTTTCGTTAGCAGTATTATCTGGCAAACATTGACCAAAAGTAAGTGAACAACCAAACGCCACTAGTCTAGGCATTAGATACCTCTGTCGTAATATAATTGTATAGTTGTTCAGCGTAATATTCATGAGTTTTTTGTCCAGGATGTTTGCTATCCTGTGCAAAATCAATGAATTTAAGATTAATGTTTAAAAAATTTAATTCTTTAATATATTTAGGTACCATTGTATGTGGATGATTGTCAAAGCCCAATCTTACTCCATGGTTTATAATTTTCTTACTTGATAGATAGCTATGAGCATGATGCACAACTAACCAATTCTTAAAAAAATTATTATAATCATAATATTTATTGACACCATATAATTCTTCAAGCACTGCCCGTTTATGGTCAATACTGTGCATTGATAATATATCTGTGTTTCCTAAATAATCAGTAAATTGTAATTTGTCATATCTACTAAAGTAAGACCAACCTATAATTACTCTATCAGTGGGAAAAAATTCAAAATTTAAAACATCTAATAAAATTTGTAAATTTCCTGATGCAATTACAGCATTATTAACAATCTCTAAATTTAATCTTTTTGCTATAAGTGCAGGATATGCGTAGTCGCTGGGCTTTTCATTATTTAAATTATCTGACAAAAATTGTCCATATGTAATTGAACACCCAAACGCCACTAGTCTAGGCATTATTGACCATCCTTAGCAAACCTATTGAGTCAATAGTAGTTAGTAATAAGTAGTTAGCCAACATTCCAAATGACTTTCTAGTATAACTAGCCCAAGCATACATAGCACATCCTGTAATCCAAATAGGATACAAAATAATCAATGGGGGATTTGGAACAGTAAGAGCCATTGCGATTGAACAACCTATACTTATTGCCCAAGCAACTACTTCAACTACAAATCTAAATTTGTAAGATTTATAATCGTCTTTAATCCATTTGTAAATATCAAATATTATGTCGTTCACAAAGTCTTTCCGACAGTCTCCAAAATAGTATTGAGTTCTTCATGTTCTTTATTAGCAGCTCCAAGATTTGCCTTATGAGCAACCTTGATAGCTTTTTTCAAAACACTTGGTTTAACCTCAAGTTCTTCTGCAACTGCCTTAATTGTATCATTTAATCCGCCTTGCAATGTTTCAATTTCATGCATGACAGACATACCTTCATTAATCAATTGTGTAAGTTTGGTTTTCGCTTCGCCAGTAAATGAGCGTGTCATTATATCTCCTTAAAGTTTTATTATATATGTATCAGATTTGTTTTTCAACAATTCGTTTTACCACATTGAAAAGCCCTGGGTTTACTACCAAAGCATTTGGTAACATGGTATGCCGAATGTAATTGCGAGTATATTTTAAATTGGCATTACTCTTATCTTCACACCAATCAATATTTTTTCTTTTACACCAATCAATAAACACTTGCTTTTTGGTTGTCAAAAATGGTCTAACAATATTGTTTCTTGTTGTGGGAATAACTTTTGGTTTACCATGCAAACAAGACCATAAGTATGTCTCTACACAATCGTTTAAATTATGACCTGTCACCATTGGTAAATGGATGCTTTCCAAAAAACGATATCTTTCATTTCTCCAAAATTCTTCGTCACTTAATTTTTTATCTTTAGTTTTATTAAGCATACCAACAAATAATGGGATATTTCTTTCGGTACAGAATTCCGAAACAAAACTATATGCAGCTTCGCTATTTTCTGTACCATGATGATAGAAAGCGCAACTCAAATCGTGGTTCTTGCTTAAGAAATCAACAATAGCTACACTGTCTACGCCACCACTTAAGGCTACGCAAACTTGTTTGGGCAAAGGTAGTAGTAATTTAAACATGAATGTATTATACTACAATCATGATTTATTTGTAAAGTTGATTGGTCAAATAAATATACTTACTTATGGCACATACTAGGCTCAATAATGGAATCACGATATAAAGAATTAGAAATTTTAATAAGCAAATTTGTTAGGCAATTACCCGAAAGTATCGAATATGAAAAAAGGTTAGAAGAAGAATTAGAACTCATCGCAAAGTTGGGTTTCGCAAAACATTTTTTGCGAGTAGTAGAAATCTTAGACCTTACTAAAGATATACCGCACATGACAAGAGGATCAGCAGGTAGTAGCTTATTATGCTGGCTCTTAGGTATTAGTGATGTTGATCCGATCAGGGAAAAAATACCCCTTGCAAGGTTTATGAATCCAAAGCGTGATGACTTACCAGATATTGATTTGGACTTCCCACACTTTCAACAAGAAACAGTTATGAACCGAATCTATAAAAGATGGCCTGGTCAAAGTGCAAGAGTTAGTAACTATGTCACCTACAAAGAAAAAAGCGCAGTCCGTGAAGCAGCAAAAAGATTTGGTGCTAAAGGAAGATTACCACGCAATGTTGATTTAGAAAAAGTTGTGCCAGAGTTTGCAGATGATGCCAAGAAGTTAGTAAACAAACTGTTAGGTAAAAAGCGTTGTATAAGCAAACACTGCGGTGGTATATTGATATTTGACAGGTCTGTTCCCAAAAGTCTTATTAATGGGGAGAATCAAATATTACTTGACAAATACGAAATCGAAGATTTAGAACATTTTAAGATTGATATACTTGCTAACCGTGGATTAAGTCAACTATTTGAAATAGAACCTAATAAAAATTTATTAGATTACCCTGAATACGATGAAAAAACAGCAGAATTATTGTGCAGCGGGAATGTCCTCGGTGTAACACAAGCAGAAAGTCCTGCAATGCGTAGATTATTAAGAGCAATTCAACCAACTAACCGTGAAGATTGTGTATTAGCAACAGCGTTGATTCGTCCAGTTGCTACACAAGGTAGACGCAAAGCAAGCTTCTTCCAAGATTGGAGTAAGGATAACTTTGATAACACAATTGTATTTGAAGATGATGCAATTATATTAATTAGTAAGTTGCTAGGTTGTACACATTACGAAGCAGATATGTGGAGAAGAGCCTTTGCCAAAAAGAATGAAGAAAAGATATTTGAGTTTATGCAATTAATTGGTAAACACGAACACAAAGATGAAATATTTACAGCACTCCGTGAATTAAGTAATTTTGGACTGTGCCGAGCACACGCTATTAACTTGGGACGATTGATATGGGCTATTGCATATCAAAAAGCACATAATCCTACAAAATTTTGGGAAGCAACTTTAAAGCATTGTCAGGGTAGTTATAGTCGCTGGGTATATCATCATGAGGCAAAACTAGCAGGAGCAGTCACTAGTATCTATGAGGGTAATGAAATACCTGAAATGCTTAAGCATGGACAATGGCACAGCAAAAACTTCTTACCAGTTTGTACTGAAGTTCGTAGACCGGGCGAGGTTGAGTTTTGTGGATTGGTAGCCAACTATAGAGTGTTTAAAAGCAAACCAAAAGAATACATTACATTTGTTACGATTGGCACAGGTAATGGCAAGTACTTGGATGTAATACTTGACAAAGCAGTGTCATTACATGATAAACCTATACTATGGGGAGTGGGTAAGTTAGGCTACAAAAATAACACAGAATATGTTAAAGTAGATAGACATAAAAGGTTTAAATTACAAGAATTAATAACATGACAAAATCTAGATTACATATGCATAACCACAATAAACCTCAAGGTAGAGCGTATATTGTTGGCGAAAGAATAGCACTCAAATCACTAGGAGAAGCACTTATAAAAGCAAGTAAATCTGTTGTTGGTTTTGAAACAATTGATTTGTTTACAAGTGATGGTCACAAGTATCAAATACTAATTACTTGTGATATTAGTGAAGAAGAATGGCAAGTATTACCTGTACCATATGATAAAAAACATGATCCTAACAGTTTAGAAATTGTAAAAGCGTTTAATGAATTAGTTACTGAAAAATGTGACGATTCTTCTCGCCATATATCTTTATAAACTTTCCAGCAAGAATATCTGCTTCTTGTTCAATAGGACTACCAGGATAGCTTGAATCCTTTTTAATTCTACCTTCTTGCCCTTGTTTAACATGTACAAGTTCGTGGAACACTGTTCTTAAAATATCAACTAAGTTTCTGTTTTTAGCATATACCCAAACACTGTTTTCTCCGTGAACATGGCGTCCTGTATGATGACCTCTTTGGGCTTCTTCAGTATCCATACTTAAATTTACTTTAGGAATAGATTCTAATTTTAATATGTTTGAAGCCCATTTAACAAATTTATCAACTTCATTTTCTAGTTCACATTCTACTTTATCAGTTTCGTCTAATTTACCTTTTAACCAATGACTTGGAGTTTTACCAAATTTCCTAGTAAAAAGTTTCTCTAAAGCATTATGACTAATCCTATGTCTTGCTGAAACTTTTCTAACCAAATCGTCGATGGTAGTATAGTTGTGTTTGCGTAGAGTTGGCAATCTTTTAGCCAACTCTAATTCTGGACCCTCATTAACAAAATCTCTAGCTCTCATGTAAATATTTATCTATTTACTATCTTTAGCATCTTTATCGGCTTGTCGTTGAGCAGCAGCACCAGCCATTGCTGCTTCTTTACCAGTACCAGCTAACATAATACCACTTAATGTGCCACATAAGAATGTTGCTACTGGGATAATTAACTCAAAGAATTTTTGGTCTATAGGACTAATAGCATTAAGAGGCTGAGTAACAAACATAATGCTATAGAGAACTGTAAACACAATCCCAATAAGAGTGAATGCCAAGCAGCATCCGATGATGAATTTAAGCCGTACCATGAGTTCATTTTCTGTATAACGCTCACCTTTTTTACTGTGTCTTGGTTCATCATTTTTCCCCAATAATTTATCAATCTGCTCTTGCATTATTTACACTCCTTCTTTGTGTCCTCTTTAAATATATGTTCTGGGCAGTCCCTGTTAATTTCACATATAGGTTTCTTACATCTAGGTGTATCCCAATTATTTGGATCTTGACAAGGATAACGATAATGACTCTCGCAACCTGCTAGAAATAAAGTTAACACTATTAAGTATCTCATTTGTTTGCCAATGGATTATCCAAAGCCTTTTTCAAGTCATCATTAATCTTTTTATCCAAAGCTTTCATTCTAGCATCAACTTCTTTATTATTTGCTGCGATTGCTTTAGCATTATCAGCACTCATTTTGTTTACTTCCTTCATTGCACTATTTATAGCTGTATCACTTTGTTTCTGTATGCTACGGACCTCTGCTTTAATCTCTGAAACTGTTTTATCTACTTCTCTCTGTTGTGTTTTATTGCTACGCTCTACATCTTCAACAGTTTTTTCTAATCTGCGTATATCATTCTTAAGGTCGTTTTTAATATCTCTAGTATATTCTGCTGTTTTGTCACTTCCCTCTTGTACAGCTTTTTGTGTTTTATTCGCATTTTCTTCAATTAATGCTAACCGCTTGTCAAACTCTGTTAGGTCAGGTGCTACATATTCAGCAATCTTTTTCTTCATGCCGATATAATCTTTGTATACTTCAAAGGCACCGTAAAGCCCGCCTAAGATAGATGATACCAATGTGGCTGCCACCATCAATTTAGCTGGTGTAAATTCATATCCACCGATACTAATTACTGTGTCTTTACTAGCATATTTCTTAACAGCGGCTTCTGCTTCGTCAATTTTCTTGTTTACATCTTTAATTTCTTCACTCATTATTATCTCCTATATTGTTGATCTACCATTTCTTGATGCAATCTATCACTAGCTAATTGCCTCAATGCTCTGGCATTATCAATTGTTTTTTGATTACGGTAAATTTCTTTTGGCGCATAAAATGCTACATCTTTAAGTGCTAAGTTATATGCATTGAAACCAACCGGTGTTATTGCAATTCTATCAATACTAACACCTGCTGCTGCATCATTGTCTTGTACATTCTGTTTAACAGTATCAACTCTATTTTGCTGTGTGCTTCCTTGTTGCTGAAACTGTCTATTCTCTAAAATGTCATTAATTGGATTACTTTTATCCGATAAAAAATTACTAGTTGTAGAAGGTAAATCTACTGTAGTAACTGGAGCAATACTTGGCATAAGCATAGAAGATGTAGTGCTTGGTAAGCTTTGACTATTATTTGGTTGTACTAATGCAAACTGCAAACTATTAACTTGATTTTGATTCTGTTGAAAATTCTCAGTTTGTTTAGTTTCAAAAGTTTGTAGACTTGGACTTTGATAAGCTGCAACAGAGGATTGTTGATTTATACTATTTGTAGTTGGTCCTTGTAATATATTCACTGTTTGTACTTGGCCCACAGATATGTTCATAGCGTTAAAAGTAACAATGGCAGAAGTTTGAGTGGCATTGGTTTGATTTTCACTGGCATTGTTCTGCATACCTTGATTGAGTTGTTGTAAAGCTAAACTTACCACACCGGTGTTAGATAGCTGTGATGCTATATTGTCTTGTCGTGTTGGTTGACCTGTCATTGATAACTCTTTATTTTCTACTTCAATATTGTTATTACTCTTATTAGCACTTTCCAAAGCAATAGATTCAGCCTGTTTGATACTGGAAATTGCAGCTATATTAGCACCCTCAATTGCATTTCTACTTGCCTGTGATGCAATGTTTGATTCTCTTTCTTGATTTCTTGCTATTAAGTTTAATGCCATATTTGTATTATCTGACATTGTTATGTTTGGTCTTCCATTAGTTCTTGTATTATTTTCTAATGTTATTGGTTGACTTGTAGCAGAAGAACTTGTTGTTTGTGGCTTTGTTTCTGTTGTTGTTACTATTACCGTTGGACTGGTTGTAGTAGCATCAGATATTGTTGTTGTTACTGTACTAGTAGGAGTAGTTGCTGTGCTACTTACAGTTGCAACCGTATTTGCTAAACTAGCCTCTTGTATTGATTTTTGCTCTGCTGCTAATCTTTTAATCTCTGCGTCAAAGTTACTGCAATTAGGGCTGTATAATGGTTGATCAAAGCAGGGATCTGGCGTCCATATTGGTCTAGTCCAACCTACCCAACCAAAGTGATTCCATACATCACTTGCCCACCACTGTACTGAACCCATGTCTAAACTATTTCTTGACTCAGTAAACAAATATCTATTGCTATATCCACCGCCTGAATTGTTACCACCTACATACCATTGTTGTTGTAACATAATTGTATTGTTTTTGTCACTTATTCTAAAGTTTATGTTACCACCTCCATCTGTTCGCCAATCTGTACACCAAAATAAGAATGTGTTATAACATGCTCCATAGTTATACCAATTAAATCCATAATCATAACCATGAAGTATTACGCCACCACCAATGTGCGGTAGTGATTGCGCTATGTTATAACTATAATAAAATGTTGGACTTCTTGACCCTTGTAATATATTTTGAAAGCCAGCACAATTTGGATTGTATGCTGGATTTAATATACATGGATCAACACTGTAGTTTGCTCGTATGTAAGCATCTTTTACTTGTGGGCCATAACAACTTGATCCTATACATGCCCATCCACCTGCATCTTGACCAACGATTGCCATGTTAACACTACCTGCTAATGACAATGGTTTAGCGCCAGCAAATGTATAAGTTTCAGCTAATTGCTGCCATGTAGGATTATATGGGCTATTACCATCATTTATATTTTTAAGTCCTAGTTGATGAAAACGAAAATCACTAGTACCATCTGGTTTATAATATCCTATATCAACTCTTAGGTTATCTTGTACACCATTAGGATCTTCGCAATACCCACCTATCTTATTAGCACATGGGAAACGATATTTTAAACCATAACTAAATCCTGTTACAAATACCGCACTAGTATTTAAATAACCATGTGAAAATCCACCTAAATTAATACCCGCAACACCTAATGATTCATAAGGAAAACTAAAAGTATATCCATCAGTTGCATCAAAACTGCCTTGTGGACTAGTAAGCGAACTAGTCCAGCCATTGTTAGTCTTTAGACTACTATCATATGGTATCAAGTTTCCTGTTGTGGAATCAATACTATACCCACTAGGCGTGTTGACTGAGCCAGATACAATCTGTCCATAAGCAACTGATATCATACCCATGACTAGTATTAAAAGGATTATGATAAATCCTTTAGTATGTTTATAACCGTAGTTCTTATCCATTATCTTTTACTGGTTTAGGCATTTTCTCTGGATTCTTTAACCAAGCTTCTTTAGCTTGCTCGCCGATCATACCCTCATATGGACATGGTGTACCTGCCATCATCATAGCGTCAAATACTCTGCGGTCCTGACACATTGTAGCGACTGCTGCTACTTTCATGCCCATGTCAAATAATGTCTTACTAAGTTTTAATCGTTCACAATTCATATCACGCTGTGTACCGCCCATACTCATACCAAACAACTGTGTTTGTACAGCACCACTAGCTCCTGTTGTACATAAGTCAGGACTACCACCACTCATCATACTAGGAGCAATCGCTGTTGGAGGAGGTTGTATAACTTTTTGTGTAATTGTTGTATCATTAATATTGCGGTTAGTCATATCACCAGTTTGAATATTTTGATTTACTGCTGTACTACTACTTTGATTAACATTAGTATTAGTTGTGGTAGCAGTCGTGTTATTAATATTGCGATTAGTCATGTCCCCAGTTTGAATGTTGTTATTAGTATTTGTGGATGTTGCCGTGGTACTATTAATATTACGATTGGTCATATCTCCAGTTTGAATATTATTGTTTGTTGCTGAACTCGTTGAAGTATTAACATTATTATTATTATAAGTCATAGTTCCAGTGTTAATGTTATTGTTCGTATTAACACTTGTTGAGTTGTTTGTATTCACACTCGTACTAGTGGATGTGTTAATGTTACGGTTAGTCATATCACCTGTATTAATATTATTGTTAACACTAGTTGATGAATTATTGTTATTATAAGTTACTGTTCCAGACATTATATTTCTATTAGTATTATCTGAAGTGCTTGAGCTTTGATTTATATTAGTGATTTGACCAGATTGTACATTGTAATTTGTATTGGTATTCGTGCCCGTACTTATATTATTATTGTTATAAGTCATTGAACCTGAATTAACATTGTTGTTATTATAGGTTACAGACCCACTCATGTTATTGTTGTTATTATTGGTAACTGTACCACTCTGTACATTATTATTTGTATTAACGCTTGTACTCGTGCTAGTATTTTGATTTACATTAGTGTTAACACTTGTACTGTTTACAGTACTATTATTAGTATTAGTGCTAGTGCTACTACTAATGTTGTTAGTTGTAACCGAGCTTGTGCTATTTGAAGTAGAATTTGTATCCACAAGGCTTTTTGAGTCATAGGCTCCTTGATTTATTAATGTTGTGTTATTAGTGGTTGTTCCACTAGTGGTGCTGCTTGTGCTTGTATTGGTAGTTTGTGCCAATACTGCCGTGGCAAACAAAGCAGACCATAATATTATTATAATTCTCATAAAATCCCTTTCGTTTTATTATAGTTTTAGAGACTTTGGTCTTTATGTATTTAATTATGGGTACTAATATAATATATGATTAGTTTAAGCGTATGTTATAATCGCCATTAAAAATAGGTAAAGGGTGATAAAACCTATCACCCATCCTAAAAAATAAAAATAAAGTATAAAAAAAGCTAACCAGCTAAAGTGATATAAATGTATATACCAAGGCACTAGTTGCACCAGCTTTGTTTCGCATCTCCAAAATATGCTCTAGCGAAACCATTTGCTATAAGTTGATCACGCAAACTTTTACCATCTAGCACAATATCACCTAATACTCTGCCACCAAACTTATCCCAGTCATATAAAATGACCTGTCTTTTTTGTGAAGAACCTACAAGATTTTTTGTAAAGTTTGTTGCAGCTAGACCTCTTTGTTTTTCTGATTCACATTTTGCTAAATGATTTTTTTCAGGAGTATCAACTCCAAATATCCGTACCGCTAGTTCAGGTTTTAATGGTGCAGGTAAAAAAGGTGCTGAAATAACAACAGTGTCTCCATCACTCACTCTTACAATTTGTGCATCATAAGTAACTCCATTTGGCGTTTTAGCAGCAAATGAATTTCCGTAACATAATCCTACAAACAAACCTATTATAAATTTTATTATTGTTTTCATGTGATTTCCTATAACTTAATACTATTTAACAAAATGCTCATTTTATTAAACTGGTTAGCTAATTTTTCGTAAAACAATTCAGGCGGTTTATCACTATAAGCACGGTAGCCAAATGCTAGCGTCCCCATGTCAATAAAGTAATTTTCACATGGCCATTTTCTTTTATTAAGCTTTAACCCATTTATTAATAAACATTCTTCAGCGATTTTTTGAAAGTTGTTTTTTCTTTTATCACTGTATTCATTCATAGTTTGTAACATTTGAATTGCTATTGCGTCTGTTGGAATATTTGGCTGTTCCATATATTTTGCAAAAGTATGAACCATAAAAGCTTCAACATCATGGTCAAGATTTATTCTTGTTTTAGCCTCCGCATCTAGTATTACTTCATAACTATGTTTTACATATGTTAAAAAATATTTCATTTTCCGTAATTATCCCAAAGCTCACTAAAAATATTGATAAAGTAATCAAAAGCTAAGTTAGCTTCGTCACCTAAATCAATACTTAATTTATCATTAAATGCCTTTATGAGTCTCGGTCTGTCATCAAATTGGTAAGCATACCCATTACCAGGTATAACTCTAGCCATAAGTTTGCCACCATATAAATCTCCCATGTGTCTCACATACACATGAGCCATCAATAAATGTTTTCTATTTTCGTCATTTGCCAATTCGTGTAGGTGTGCTATATATTTTTCTGTTGATGGCATCAAGTTATGCGAATGTGTTTTATCTAATTCAAGTAGGTCTTTACTAATTAATTCGTATCTTTCAATACCTTCTAAGCCTTGTAGTATGCCATGATGTTTTGCTAATTCTTCTATGTTTTTATAGATTTGTTTTAATTCATAAAGATATGCCACATATATAGGAACAGTAGCCTGTCCTTGCATTAAACATTGTATTAAGGGTAGTGCTTCAACTTCTCTATGTTTGGCATTAGTGGTGTCTCGTAATATTGTCATGCTCTTTGTTTTTTAAGTATACTTCTTAACATCCAACCATGCTTTCCATGAGCATCAATACGGCTAGCAATAAAATCAGCTATACCTTGTTCATCAGCTTGTTCTGCAACATGAAATGCTTCTTTCCACATCTGTAGTAATTTTTGATTATCTTGTTCTAATTCAGCAAACATAAGTTCTGCTCTAGGTATCATAGTTTGACCTTTTATAGCACTTAATTCACTAAATCTTTCAATGCTACCTGGGGTATAACTATCAAGTTGTCTTACTAATTCTGCCGTTTGGTCAATAGCATTATCATACACTTCTTCATATAAATCTCCTAAGAACTTGTGGTACTCAGGAAAATCTGGTCCCTCCACATTCCAGTGAAAATTTTGTGCTTTAATTACAAAAGCATAGCTTGTTGCCAATAATGTTTTAAGTGTGTCTGCTAACATAATTTACCTCGGATATCCTTTTCTATTCCAATAAAAACTAAAATCTCTCATTTCTTTTTCCTTCCTTGACAATGGGCACGCTGACTGAATCCTTTTGGATTACTACAATTTATACTGTTCTTGTATTTTTGACTCCATTTTTCTGTCAATGAAGCTATACCAACTCCAGTACCCGCACTTGCTAATGTATACTTGATTGTGTCTTTCCAATTTCTACCATTTATTCTACTTACAAGTGTAGGTATCACTGTGTTTAAAATTCCTTGCAACAATATATTTGTTTGTGTTGGACTAAGTCCATACTTACTACCAAATCCTAATATTCCTCCTGCTAGTAAAGCTCCTATAGTTGTAATTATACCACCTTGAAGATAAGGATTACTT